ACAAACAGAAACTCCAGCAACAGGTATTATGGGTCTACCTTTCAGAGTCGGAATGGAAGAGCAACCAGTAAATCTTAGCACAGGTGGTAGACCAAAAGATAAAAAGAAACTACCAGGTCAACCTGATTCAACTTTACCAATTGATCCTAACATGCCACAAGATCCTGGTCGAAGAAATTTTTTAGAAAAAATGGGTATTGGCAGTTTAGGAATTGGAGCATTAATGACTGGAGCCGTTAAACTTGCACCAGAAGCTGTAAAAGCTGTAAAAAAAGCTGCACCAGATTTTAGTAGTACAAACGTTCCAGCGATTGTCGAAGAATTATATTCAATAATTAAAAATTTTGGAAAACAAACAGAGTATCCAAAACCAGGATCAGGCGATGTTAAATATGAATTAGGTCCATATAAAATGGAAGAAGGACCAGGTGGTTATAATATTACAAAAACAAATGAAGGTGAGTATTCATACTCAGAAGAATATTTTGGAGTATATAAAGACCCTGAAACAGGTGCGATTGAATACGAAGAACTAACCGTTAAACCTGATATGGATGGTAAACTAAAAGACGTAGATTATGGTGTTGATGTTCAGACATACAGAGAGATAGGAGACGATCTTGCAAAGACTACCGGTGAAGATATATACAAGGGTATTGCAGAAGAGGATATTAAATCCATTTTGGATGATGGCGGTTATGTAATAGATCAAGGCGTATTAATAAAGGTAAATAATGCCAGGCAAAAAATCAGGACCACCACCAAAGTCAGGACCAACACCACAAGGGTTGAATATTAACTATAATACTGTTAAAACAGTACGATTGGAGAATATAAATGGCAGAAATAGACAAGGCCTTACCAAATCAGGTAAGAACAGAAGTTAACATTCCAGCACCAGAAGAGGTGGCAGTAGAAGAAGAGACGGTTGAAAAAGAACCTGTAGAGATTCAAGAAAATGAAGACGGATCTGTAGATATTAATTATGATCCAAATTTAGCTACCATGGAAGGTAGTGAAACGCACTATGCAAACTTAGCCGAGTATTTACCAGAAGAAGAATTAGGACCTTTAGGCAATACGCTTTTTGGTAATTACCAAGACTATAAAAATTCAAGAAAAGATTGGGAACGATCTTATACAACTGGATTAGATTTATTAGGTTTTAAATATGAAAATAGATCCGAGCCTTTTCAAGGTGCATCGGGAGCAACTCATCCTGTATTAGCAGAAGCAGTAACTCAGTTTCAATCATTAGCATATAAAGAATTACTTCCAGCAAATGGACCAGTAAGAACTCAGGTTGTTGGAAATGTAACATCCGATAAAACACAACAAGCACAACGTGTGAAAGAATACATGAATTATGAAATCATGAATAACATGCCGGACTATGAGCCTGACTTTGATCAGTTACTATTTTATTTACCACTTGCAGGATCATCATTTAAGAAAATTTATTTTGATGAAGTTGAAGGTAAAGCAGTTTCTAAATTTGTACCCGCAGATGATTTGATTGTACCGTACACTGCAACGAGTTTAGAGGATGCAGAAGCTATTATTCACAGAATTAAAATTTCAGAAAATGAATTAAGAAAACAACAAGTAGGTGGTTTTTATCGTGATATTGAAATTGGAAAATCACAAGAGATAGAAACAGATATTGAAAAAAAAGAGAGAGAATTAGAAGGTGTCACAAAATCTGCAAGAGAAGAAAACGTATTCACTCTTTTAGAGTTTCATGTAAATTTAGATCTTCCTGGTTTTGAGGAAACGGATGAAGAAGGTAATGCAACAGGAATTAAAATTCCATACATTGTTACGATTGAAGAATCATCAAGAGAAATTTTATCTATTAAAAGAAATTTTGAAATTGGAGATCCAAAGAAAAAGAAAATCCAATATTTTGTCCACTTTAAGTTTCTGCCAGGACTAGGATTTTATGGCTTTGGTCTCATCCACATGATTGGTGGTTTATCTAGAACTGCAACTGCAGCTCTTCGTCAATTATTGGATGCCGGTACACTTTCCAATTTACCGGCCGGATTTAAGATGCGAGGCATACGAATTAGAGATGATGCTCAGTCTATACAACCAGGTGAATTTAGAGACGTTGATGCACCTGGCGGTAATTTACGTGACGCATTTATGCCGCTTCCATTTAAGGAACCATCACAGACATTATTGAATTTATTGGGTGTCGTTGTAAACGCGGGTCAGCGTTTTGCATCTATAGCTGACCTTCAAGTAGGTGATGGGAACCAGAGCGCTGCAGTGGGAACGACAGTTGCATTGCTCGAAAGAGGAAGCAGAACCATGTCTGCAATTCATAAAAGACTATATGCATCTTTGAAAAATGAATTCAGATTATTGGCAAGAGTTTTTAAGCTTTATCTACCCCCTGAATATCCTTACGATATTGTAGGTGGTCAACGTTTGATTAAACAAACAGACTTTGACGACCGAGTAGATATCATCCCAGTTGCGGATCCAAATATCTTTTCACAGACACAGCGTATCTCCCTTGCGCAAACGGAACTGCAACTGGCGACATCAAATCCACAAATGCATAACATGTATGAAGTTTATAAAAACATGTATGAAGCCTTAGGTGTTCAAAATGTAGATTTAATTTTAAATAAACCTGCAACTCCAATGCCAAAAGATCCTGCATTAGAACACATTGATGCGCTTGCAGGCAAACCGTTTCAAGCATTTCCAGGACAAGATCATAGAGCACACATCACGGCTCACTTAAATTTCATGGCAACAAACATTGCAAAAAATAATCCAATCGTAACTGCATCATTGGAAAAAAATATTTTTGAACACATTAGTTTGATGTCACAAGAACAAGTTGAATTAGAGTTCAGAGATGAGTTACAACAAATCCAACAACTTCAAGCGCAGATTCAACAAGCACCTGGTTTCGCACAAGCGATTCAAATGCAGATTATGCAAATTTCACAAAGGATTGAATCTAGAAAAGCATCATTGATTGCTGAAATGATGGAAGAATTTAAAGAAGAAGAAAAGAAAATCAGTGGTGATTTTGGAAATGACCCAGTTGCTAAACTTAGAGCAAGAGAACTTGATCTAAGAGCACAGGACAATGCAAGAAAAGCACAAGATGCTGATGAAAGATTGAACCTTGATAAGATGAGAGCGATGATGAATCAACAAAATCAAGAAGATAAACTTGAACAAAACGAAGATTTAGCAAAATTAAGAGCAGATACTTCGATTGAAAAAACAGTTTTATCTAAAACAATCCCAAATGCTAAAGATATGATGGGAAATGTAACCATTAAGAGGTCAGAATCATAATGTTTTGGGGTTTATTAGGTCACGGACTGAAAGCGGGACTAGAAATTTACAAAAATAAGAAAAAAACTGAAGTGATGATGTCGGAAGCGGCTATTGCACATGCAGAAAAAATGAAAAAAGGTCAAATTGAGTACACCGGTAAGGTTTTTGAAGCACAAAAAGGTGATTGGAAAGACGAATTTGTACTTTTGACGGTTAGCAGCCCTCTGTTCGTACTTGCATACGGTGTGTTTGCTGAAGATGAGAAGATTCAAGAGAAATTAGATTTGTATTTCGAGAAATTATCTGCTATGCCTTGGTGGATAACGGGTTTGTGGATTTCGATCGTCGCAGCCATCTATGGAATCAAGGCAACTGACATCGTTAAAACAAACAAAGGAGGAAAAAATGGGTAACAAAAGATTTAATAAACAAGTTCCCGGCTTTGGATATGTAAAAGGACAGCCAAATAAAGGTACAGAGGCTGTTAAAGGTTCTACTTCATCACAAATGAAGCAAGCACTGTCTTTACAGAACAAAAAAGTCAAAGGAGCAATGTAATGCTTGAAAAATTAAAACAAAAAATTTGTCAAATCGTGTGTATTATGTTCGATATCACTCCTTGCATGTGTAAACACGAATGCGACTGTAAAAAGAAGGATAAATAATGGATAAGAAAAAAGGTAAAGGTTTCTGCAAACTTCCTACAAAAGTTCAAAAGAAAATCAGCCCAAAAAATGCTGCAGCATGTAGAACTGGCTATGCCGGTGGAGGTGCAGTAGGTTTCCAAGAAAAAGTTATCTCTCAAGGCAAGATGCCTAAGAAACAAGAGAGAGCTCAGATCGCTGGTTTTGGTAAAGCGAGAAGATAATGGCTAAACTTTGTGCTAGAGGAAAAGCAGCAGCAAAGAGAAAATTTAAAGTATATCCATCAGCATACGCAAACATGTACGCGTCAGCTGTATGTTCAGGGAAGGTAACACCGGGTGGCAAAAAGAAAAGGAAGAGCAAAACCAAAGCTCGCAAAAAATAAAAAAATTATCGCTATCGGTTGTGGCAAAGTAAAAGAAAAACGTAGGAAGAAAACGCAATATGTCTAAAGAAGGCGGTCTGAGAAAATGGGTAGCAGAAAAATGGGTGGACATTGGTGCGCCGAAGAAAAACGGGAAATATCAACCGTGCGGCAGATCAAAGGGAAGCAAAAGAAAATATCCAAAGTGTGTCCCACTTGCAAAAGCGCGTTCAATGAGTGCTGGACAGAAGGCTTCGGCTGTAAAACGAAAACGTGCAGCGTCAAACACTGGCCCTAAACCTACAAACGTTAAAACTATTGTAAAAAGAAAAAAAGCTGTTAATGGTGGTTCAATGCAACCATACAGAGGTAGAATGATTAAAGCTGATTTAGGTGGCAAGAAAGTTTCTAATCCATCTTACGTAGCTTATTACAAAGGAATGATATAATGGCAGACAAAGCTATTAGAAGAACCACTGGTAAAGGTGGCAATTATAGACCAACGAAATCTGGCGCTGGAATGACAGCAAAAGGTGTAAAAGCTTACAGGAGAGCTAATCCTGGAAGTAAACTCAAAACAGCCGTGACAGGAAAAGTGAAACCTGGATCAAAAGCTGCGAAACGCAGAAAATCTTACTGCGCAAGATCACTAGGACAACTCAAACGTTCATCCGCAAAAACTCGTAATGATCCTAATTCTCGTATCCGTCAGGCACGTAGAAGGTGGAAATGTTAACACTAGAAGTACTTGTTCACAATTTAAGAAAAACACTTAGAGACAACTATCAATCAGTTGGAGACAGCATGATTGCAGGTGGTGCTAAAAATTATGAACAATATAAATACATGTTAGGTCAAGCACATGCTTATCAATCCATTGATCAAGCATTAACTGATCTACTTAACAAAAACGAGGAAGAGGAGAAAGAGGATGTCAGACAAGCTGATAATGTCATCGACTTCAACAGAAGTACCGAAGACTAAACTTGCATTAGAAGAAAAATATAATGCAGA